GAAGTCGGAGAAGAGAGAGGAAGAGGGATTGGAGACGTTAGTGGAAAATTGAGATCCTAGCACCATCGGCAGCAGTAGTCGGAAGCTTGTCCTCCACTCTGTTGAGAGCGTAATTCTTAGCAAGACTGAGAGCTGTTCGAACCTGTTCAGGAATCCCGGGGCAGAAGATAGCACCAGGAAAAGCGTACTCCAGGAATCTCTCTGGAATATGGTTCTTGAAACCGTAGTTGGTGAGTTGTCCTCGAGATGAGAGGAGTGATCGTACAGTTCTGCAAAGAGTATTGCCCAGTCGTTGATGAGTGTAACGGGGTCCAGCCTCAGCTTCGATAGAGTCGATGATGTAATCAAATTTCTCCCCCGTGAGGGTTGCTTCGACACCATCAGGATCAACGGTGACGACACGTAGATTGTCAGCGCTACGTGACTCCGCTGAGAAACCGGAGTCCGCAAGAAAAAGAAGAAACACGGCCCAGGCTCTTTGTCTAGAAGCTTGAGCTGCATCAGGACCAAGTTCACCACCGACAGCCTCTAGGAAAATCTCCTTGACTCTGTTGACTTCCCGCTCTGAGAGGAAGTTCTCACTATAACGAGAAAGGCGGACTGTAGCATCAATCGATTGAAGGACTTGGCTCTCGTTCAGTATCTCCGCCATGGTAGACTTGTTCTTGGTGAATCAATAAGTAGTGGTGATCCCCGATTTTGTGCAGGGCGCTAGGATTCTCCGGGTTGAGAAGGAAGAGGAGGTGGAAAAGGCTGATAAAGTTGAAAGAAGAAGCTGATTCTAAATGAAACCTATCCCCTTGACGATGAAGGATGTAGGTGGCAGTGGAAGGGGGTTCAGGAAGAGTAGAAATACTGAGGTGTTTGAAGCGAAGAGACCTGAAATCTTCTTGGAAGATCTGGGCTCGGGAGTCGGAATTGGTTAGGAGGGCTTCCAGAAAACTACCGGACTTAATGTCGAAAAGACGAGAATAATATTCGATGGCGGCGGAGTGTTTGACACGGGGCATACAATTACACGCTCACGATGAGAGCTTCGTTCTCAGAAGTTGTGATTATCGTTGTTGTTATTGTTGTTGTTGTTGTTTGAGGAATTCCAGGACCAGCTCCTGTTCTTCTGGAGACATCTGGGCTATGGCTGCTTCAACTCGGTCCGCTTTGGAGACTACGTTCATAGGTTGGCCTCCATTGGCGATCCAGACTTCACCAGGAAGGAAGAGATCCACTAGAAACTGATTTTCCTTGATGAATTGTTTCCCGCATTCTGCTGAAGCTACATTTATCAGCTGATTACCTCTTCTAGCCAAAGGTTTAAGCTCCAGATGACTGACGAACCTGAGGGCGACGGCTCTGGCACGGACTTCACTGCAGATATCTGAGGGGATGGGCTGAATAGAGTGGTTCCTGGCCCGAATTTCAGACAGCGCTTTCTTTTTGAGATCTTCGGGCTTGGGCAAGAGCTCGAAGTAGTGTGCGATGAAGATGGAGATGATGATGAAGAGTCCGATCATGTTGGAATTGGAGTGGTAGTGTTGTTGTTAAAAGGCTATAAGACCGAGATTTTCGGTGTTATACTTTCTACGGCTACCTGTCTTCCCGTTGGTCCAACCAGATTTGGCGACTCTGTGTTTCCCGCGGAAGTGATTGATAACGGCACAAGCTTGAACGGCGAAATCTGCTTCGATTTCAGTGAGGTTTTCCAGCACAAGGGGGTGCATCAAGTCATTGCAATCAGCCAGAAGACCTAGGAGAGTGTCCGAAATCTTATCCCTGGCGATTGAGTGGATGATCCTAGCCAAAATGGTTTTTGGGTCCTTGTGTGGTTCTGGGTCAAGGACCCAGCCAAAGGCCATGGGTCGGTGGGTGTGTTGAGTTTTGAACACCTGTGGAATCATGTGAGAGTATTTAGACCACCATTCAGTCTCTGGATACACCCCATTGAGGCAGAAATCATCACCACCGTGTAATCTGGGGACTCCTCGAGG